TGCCAGACGCGCCGCCTCCCAAGCGCGTCCACCGGCGCACGCAGGCCGAGCGTCTGCAGCAGCAGTACCAGAGCAAGCAGAACGTGGTCGACACGTGCAAGGCGCGCGTGCAGACCCGCGAGGCAGAGCTCGCCGCTGCCCAGCGCGAGCTGCGCGTCACCGAGCAAGAGCTCGACCTCATCGGCCGCATGCTCGAGCTCGCCCGCGCCCAGCAGGAGCTTTCGCAATGAGCGGCGCGCAGCACTCTCACTCTCCCGAAGAGCGCGAGCAGCTGCGCGCCGAGGCGCTTGCGCTGCGCGAATACAACGCCAAGCAGCGGCGCCTGGCCAACCAAGCTCGCAAGAGCACCAAACGCCGCGCACGAAAGCGCGCACGCGACTACCGCAAGCGAGTCAGCCCATGATGGCAGCCTGCCCAGCGCCGCGACGCCGCGCGCCATCGCGCAAGCTCCGCGCCCTGCGCGAGCACCTGACGGTCGTGCGCGTGCGTGCGTCGTACGGCCTGGCGCGGCGCGTGAGCATCCCGGACGGGCACCCCGGCGCGCTCAGCTGGGAGCGCGCGTCGTGGACCGACGACGACGCGGCGTGGTTCGTGACGGCGGCGCATCCGGGCGGGCTGACGCAGGAGCAGGTCGCAGTCGTCATGGGCATCACGGCCGGGCGCGTGAGCCAGCTCGAGCACGCCGCGCTCGAGAAGCTGCGCGTCGGCCTCGAAGCCATCCTCGCAGCGTTCGCGCCGAGCCAGCTTGAGCAGGAGCTTGGCGAGGTGCTCGAGCCGGAGGACCTCTTGCTCGGGATGTTCGCGCTGTTCGACAGACATCGACGCGCTGAGGCGCTTGCTGCTGCGGGACTGATTTACGCAGACGCAGCGCCTTATGACCCCGACCTACGAACGCAGTCCCACCACCCACACGCGCCATGAGCAAGAACCTCTACAACGAAGACCTGCGCGCGCGCGTCTGCCAGCTCATCACTGCAGGCATCGACGAACTCGATGCGTTTGGCGTCGAGGGCATCTCGCGCACGACCTTCTTTCGCTGGAAGGCGGAAGCCAAGGAAGGCGTCGAGCCGTACGCGTCGCTCTGGGTGGACGTCGAGCAGGCAGCGTCCAAGCGCAACACGACGCTTACGTTCTGGGCGATGCGCGCCGCGAAGGCCGGCAACATCGAGGCGATCTTCAAGCAGCTGCGCGCGCACCGACCTGACCTGTACAACGACAAGCAGCGCGTCGAGCTGAGCGGCCCCAACGGCGGGCCCATCACGGCGGGCATTCGCTACGTCGTGCACGTACCCGAGGACGAACCCGAGGAGCAGGACCCATGATCAACCTACGCAACGTGCTTGTCGTGCTGCTGCTGCTCGTGCTCATCGCGCACTTCTGGCACGGCGGCATCCCGCTCGCGTTCAGCGGCACGCTCGGTGCGGTGCTCTTGCTGCTGCTCATCCTGGTGCTGGTCGGCGCGCTGTGACCAGCGAGGCCACCGTCGAGGAGGTGCACGTCCGGCTCAATCCAGGGCCGCAGACCGCCGCCGTGGCGTCGTCTGCAGACATCACCTTGTTTGGCGGGGCGGCGGGCGGCGGCAAGAGCTTCTCGACGCTGTTCCGCTTCGGCCTGCACGCTGCGCGTTACGAGAAATACTACGGCGCGATCTTCCGGCGCGAGATGCCGCAGGTCACGATGGGCGGCGGCATCTGGGAAGAGTCGATGAGCATGTACCCGATGTGGTCTGCTCGCCCGAACCTCTCGACGCACGAGTGGCGCTTTCCCGAGACGCGCTCGCTCATCCAGCTGCGCGGTCTGCAGCACGCCAAGGACGTCATCGACTACGCCGGCGCGCAGTTCACGGAGTTTGCCTTCGAGGAGGCAACGCTGATGGAGGAGACGCAGTTCTGGTTCATGTACTCGCGTCTGCGCTCGACGTGCGGCATGCGCCCGCGCTGCTTTCTGACCTGCAACCCCGACCCCGACAGCTGGGTCGCCAGGATGGTCAAGTGGTGGATCGGCGAGGACGGCTACGCCATCCGCGAGCGCGCAGGCGTCAAGCGCTACTTCGTGCGCGACGGCGACGAGCTGGTCTGGGGCGACACGGCCGACGAGGTGCGTGACCGCGCCGCGCACGTGCTGCGCCGCCCGCGCGCCACCAGGCCGCAGAGCTGCCGGTTCATCCCGGCGATGCTCGCCGATAACCCCAAGGGCGACCCCGACTACGAGACCAAGCTCATGGCGCTGTCGCTCGTCGAGCGCATGCGCCTGCTCGGCGGCAACTGGAAGATCCGCCCGGCTGCAGGCACGGTGTTCAAGCGCGTGTGGTTCGAGATTATCGACCACCTGCCGCACGACGTCATCGCGACGAGCCGAGGCTGGGACCTTGCGGCGACGCAGCCGAGCACCGACAACAAGGAGCCTGACTGGACGCGCGGCGTGAAGATGAGCCGGCACGCGTCGGGGCTGTTCGTCGTGCAGAACGTCAAGAGCCTCAGAGACCGCCCCTACGCCGTCGAGCAGCTCGTGCACAGGACGACGCGCGAGGACGGGCGCGAGTGCCGCCAGGCGATGTGGCAGGACCCTGGCGGCGCCGGCAAGAGCGAGGCGCAGCGCTTCCTCCGCGAGCTCGCCGGCTGGGACGTGCGCATTGCCGTCGCGAGCGAGAACAAGCTCACGTACGCCAAGCCGGTCAGCGCGCAGGCCGAAGGCGGCAACATGAAGCTGCTGCGCGGCGACTGGAACGAGAGCTACCTCAACGAGCTCGAGGCGTTTCCTGACGGCGCCAAAAAAGACCAGGTCGACGCGACCAGCCGCGCCTTCCTCGACCTGACCACGAGCGTCACGCCGACGCCCTTCTACGTGCCCGGACTTTAGGAGACACCGCCATGCCCTACGCATCCACCAAAGACGCCCTCGAAGCCAAGCGCGACGGCTACCTGCTCGAGCTCGAGTGGCATCAGTTTCTGCTCGACAGCTACACCGGCGCAGGCGGCTACCTCGGCCGCATCAAGCAGGACGCCGCCGGCTTCTGGGGCATCGTCACGCAGACCTACAGCAAGTTCGCAACGCTCAGCAAGAGCGTGGTCGAGTCGTCGCACAGCTACCTCGACCGCTTCAACGCCGAGGACGCCATCAAGTACCAGCGCCGCGTCGACGTCGCGCACTACCTGAACTACGTCGAGCCGACGACCGCGATCAAGGTCGGGTACATCGCTCGCAAGCCGCACAAGCGAAACAACGTGCCGCCCGAGGTGCTCGATTGGATCGAGCGCACCGGCTACGACAAGGACCTGCGGAGGCGCGCGCTCGTCACGGCGGTGCTCGGGTGGTTTCCCTTGCTGGTCGACCTGCCGAGCTCGCCGCGCGAGGCGCTGACGGTCGAGCAGACCGGCAAGCTCGAGCCGTACGTCGTGCTCAACCTGCCCTGCCATCTGTTCGACTACGAGCTCGACGACGACGGCGCGTTCGTCTGGGCGAAGCTCGGCGTCACGTTCACGCGCAAGCCCGCATGGGACCAGGACGCGGAGCGGGTCACGCGCTACACGGTCTGGACGCGCGCCGACTGGACGGTCTACGAGGTCAGCGGCGACGTCGTCGGCGCGCCGCAGACCGGCACGCACGCGTTCGGCGCGGTGCCCATCGTGTCGTGGCGTGCAGACACGAGCGTCGAGGACAGCGTCAAGGCCAAGAGCATCAACGCCAACATCGCGCTCGAGTGCCGGCGTCTGTTCAACCTGGTCAGCGAGATGGACGAGCACCTGCGCTGCCAGGTGTTCGCGCAGCTGGTCTGGCCGGGCGCAGCGCCTGCCGCGAACAACACGGGCACGGGCGGCGTCACCACGGGGCTGGTCATCAGCGACCAAGCCAAGGTGGTGCCGTTCTACCTCGCGCCGCCTGCGTCGGTCGCTGCGACGCTCGAGGAGCGCATCACCAGCACCATCATCGAGATCTACCGCATCAGCGGCGTCGAGTACGCCAAGGCCAGCGGCGTCACCACGAGCGCGCAGAGCAAAGAGGTCGAGTTCGAAAAGACCAACGTGGCCATCGTGTCGCTCGCGCAGGCGCTGGCGCGTGCCGACCGCGACACGCTCATCCTGGTGGGGCGCGGGCTTGGCGTCGCGGAGGAAGCGCTGCAGAGCATTGAGTGCACGGCGCACGAGAGCTACGCGGACGCAGCGCTCGGCGACGAGCTTGACCAGGTGACGCAGGCATTGCAGCTCGACATCGGGCGGCAGGCCAAGATCGAGCTGCTGCAGCGCCTCGTGCAGAAGCTTCTGCCTGGCCTTGCCAGCGACACCAAGCAGACCATCGACAGCGAGATCGAGGACGAGGTCGACCAGGCCGAGAAGGACAAGGAAGCGCTTACGTCGCAGCTCACCGAGGGGCAGCCCGACGAGACGCCGCCGCCTGACGAGGAGACGCCCCCGCCGCCCGCGAGCGGCCAGCAGGAGGCTGCCTGATGCTTACCGCGACCATGACGCTCGACGAGCTTGAGGTGCTCGAGCAGCAGGCGCACGCGGCGCGTAGCGTGACGATGCCTGACACGTACTTCTCGGTGCTGGTGCCGGGCGACGCGCTGCTCAAGCTCGTCGCGACGCAGCGCGCGGTCGAGCTCTTGCGCGCGCACGCGGGCTGCGCGCACATCATTCGCACGCTGCGCACCGACCGCGACGACTGGGCGTACGATGAGCAGCAGGGCCTGGAGGAGTACCCCGGCGAGGCACGGGCGAACCGCGAGGCGTACGACCTGCTGCTCCTGCTGCTCGAGGAGGCGCCGCGATGAGGCACAGCCGCGAGGACGAGGTGCTGCGCATCGGCTGCGCGTTCGCGCTGGCGGTGTTCGTGCTGGTGTTCATTGCGTGCCTGCCGTGGATCGACGAGCTGGTCGGCGAGGTCGAGCAGCTCGAGCGCGACCACGCGGAGTCGAGCCGATGAGACTTGCGCGCGTACGGCTCGAGGTGGTCTGGCACGCCGCGTGGGTCGGCCTGTTCTGGGACATCGCGCCGGTCGCCGGCCAGCTCGTCATCGTCGAGACGCGCAACGTGCACGGCGTGCGGGTCAAGCGCCTGGTGCACCCGCGACACCTGCACGTGTACCTCTGCCTGATTCCGTTCGTGGCGCTGCACGTCGAGTTCGCGCTCGGGCTGCGACACGAAGAGAAAGACGAGCCATGAGCCAGTCCTGGACCATCAGCATGGGCGACTACCCGGCCGGCTTCGAGAACGCGCGTCTGCTCGTCGCGACGTTCCTCGGCATGTCGATGGTCGTCGCGTGCGACAGCTTCGACACGACCTTCACCGTCATGCTCGAGGCAGACGACGGCACGTGTCCGGTCGAGGTCACGCCCGCGTCGTTCGCGAGCGTCGCGGTCTCGTGCGCAGCCGTGCGCCGGCAGCCTCGTAAGCCGCTCATCGTGCTGCAGCGACGCGACGCTGACAGACCGTTCTCGTTCGTTCAGTTCGCCGACGCGGACGAGGCGAGCGTGCTCTTGACGCAGGCGCAAAGGGAGACCCATGAATGACACCGTAGACGCCGACTTCGACCAGCTCGACCACGCGCTGCTCAGCGGGCAGCTCACCACCGACCGGCTCGCCGCGCTGCAGCCGCGCACGCAGTGGACGCGCATCGAGACGCACCCCGAGATACTCGCGCAGCCGTACGTCGTCGCGCTCGGCACGTACCTCGAGCCGCGCAGGGACGGCCTGCGCGCCATCGTCACGCTCGACCTGGCGTCTGACGTAGGCGCGGGCGACTGGCTGCACCTGAGCGTCTCGCGCGAGCGCAGGCTGCCGACCTGGGGCGACCTTGTCACGACGCGCGACATGCTCGGCTACGAGGAGCTGTACTTCCTGCAGCAGCTGCCGCCGCGTCGCTACTGGCTCAACGTGCACCCGTACTGCCTGCACCTCTTGCACCGGCTCGACCAGGACGCTGTGCCGCGCGTGTTCTGGGAGGGGCAGGAGGGCGGCGACGGGAGCAACTACAAGCATGGGCGCCAGAACGGCAGGCGTGCTTAGCAGGCGGTGGGGAAATGTTATAGGCGCGAAACGGCATGGTGTACTCGTGGTCAAGCAATACAGCAGCGCGAGGACAAGGGCATGAGAACATACCGAGCAACGATCAGGGGCCTGTCGCCCTACTCTCAGTCGCGTCACCACGACGCCGAGTGCCTGGATAAAGAGGGCAAGGACGCGTACGAGCTGCGGACCTGGCGCGAGCGCATGCACGTCAATGCCCGCGGCGAGGTGTTCATCCCGCCGATGAGCCTGAAGAACTGCCTGGCTGAAGCCGCGAAGTTTCTGAGCGTGCCGATCAAGGGCAAGGGCAAGGCCACGTACACGAAGCACTTCGAGGCGGGCATCATGGTGCTCGACCAGATCTCCCTCGGCATCAAGGCGCAGGACGTTCCGCGCGAGGCGCTCTTTGTTCCGGCCGATGGCGTGCGCGGGTCTGGCAAACGCGTCACCAGATTCTTTGGCCGCATCGAGAACTGGGGCGGCGAGTTCGAGATCATGGTGCTCGACGAGACCATCACCAAGGACGTGCTCGAACTGCACCTGCGCGAGGCAGGCAGCCTGATCGGCATCGGACGCTTTCGCCCGCGCAACAACGGCTACTACGGGCGCTTCGCTGTCGACGCGCTCGAGCAAGTGTCATGAGCCAGGTCGTCGTCGTACGGCGCGCCGGCTTGTCTCAGCAGTTGATGACGCGGTTGCGCGCAGCCGCCATCGGAGACGTCGTAACGTGGGAGGAGCTCGAGGCGCTGACAGGGCAGACGCGCAAAGCGGTTCAGGACATGGTGATCGACGCCAAGAAGGTGCTGCTTGTCGACGACAAGATGCACTACCGCACCGTCACCTCAGTGGGCGTGGAGCGCATCGGCTTTGCGACTGTCGTGCACGAAGAGCTACCGGCACGGCGTCAGCGCATCGGCGCAGCAGCCGGCCGCATGGTGCTCACGACGCAGAACATCATCGTCGAGGGTCTGAGCAAGGACGACCGCGATCAGGTTTACCTGCACCAGACACTCGGAGGGCTGACGCAGTCGATTTGCGCGAACGAAAGCGTCAGGCGTCTGCGCGCAAGCGTGAGCGACTGCGAGACGGTCGCACCACTCTCTCCGCGAGAAGCTGCAGAGCGGCTCTTTGCAAAGTGAGCGTAGCAACGCGTAGCTAGGCGTGGCCTGTCACAGCGAGACGGCGCATGGCGCGACGATGCAGAGCGCAGCAGTGCGAAGCAAGACAAGGAGCAGTACCAAGTTTTTCACGTTCGCGAGGACGTGTGTTTTTGCGCGGCACGACTGTGCATGGCTTGGCGTGGCAATGCGAGGCCGTACATGGCGCGGTAACGCGGGGACGGGGCAAGGCACGACGCAGCAGAACAAGACAAGGGCAGTACCAAGTTTTCACGTTCGCGAGGACGTGTGTTTTTTTGCAAGGCTGGGTCTCGCGTGTTTGTGAGCGGCGTGGCGTGGTGGGGCATGGCTGGGCGCAGCAGAGCAAGACAAGGGCAGTACCAAGTTTTCACGTCTGCACTGCGGGCGTGTTGTTAGGGCATGACGGGACCCGGCGTCGCCCGGTCGGGCAGAGCACAGCACGGCATCGCAAGACAAGGCAAGGGCAGTGCCCAGCGCAACGAGCAGGAGCAGACACCATGACCGACCAAGACAACCCCACCCGCGACGCGCAGCCCGCCATCGACAGCGGCGCCGACGTCATTCGCGCCGTCAACGGGTGGTGCTTCGAGCGCAGCATGTACGTCGTCGCGATCGGGCGCGTCGCCTACCACGACCGCTACCACTGCCGCGTGCAGCCCGCGTACGGCGCCGACGTGCTCTGCGTCGAGAGCGACACGCTGTCCGGTCTGCTCGAGCGGCTGAACAGGTGGCACACGACCGGCAAGCCCGATGGCTAAGCGCAAGGTCCTCGCCCACGTCGCCAAGGAAGCGCGCGCGCAGGCCAAGCAGCTCGGGTATCGCTACCGCGTCATCCCGATCTCACGCATCCTCGAGCAGGCTCCCTGGCAGCCGAGCAAGACGCCGTTCATCGAGTCGGGCATCGCCAAGGGCGCTGCGTTCCCGCCCATCCGCGTCGGCGCGACCGCGCAGGGCTTTGACATCGTCGACGGCATCCACCGCGTCGCTGCAGCGCGCGCAGCCGGCTACACGCACATCGCCGCGATCGTCGAGGGCACAGCCGCCGAGGAGCGAGCGGCGCTCGGGGCGACCGTTCCCAAGCCCAAGGTCAAGCTGCCTCGCCTGCGCGCGCCCGTAGCGCCACGCGTCGGGCCGACGCCGCTCAGGGTCTACCGCGCCGAGCTCTCGAAGCTGCTCGGCGCGGTAGAGCGCGGCGAGCTCGAGCTCGCCCAGGCGCACGCGCAGCTCGCCAAGAACGTGCTCGCCCAGCTGCCCGAGGCCGTCAAGGGGCGCCGCTCGACGGCGCAGCTCGAGGCGCTGTTCGACGCCGAGTTCGCCAAGACGTTCCCCGCACGCGTGCGCATCGTGCGCCAGTCCATCCGCGCTGGCGCCGAGGCAGGCCCCGCTGCCGCAGAGCAGACCTTCCGCGCCGTGCTGGGCGACGACGTGCTCGACGCGCACGTGCGCGCGACCGCGAGCGCCATGTCGGAAGCTGCAGACCGCATCGCCGGACGCATCACCGTCGACAAGGTCGGGCTGACCAAGCGCATGCGCCGCGTCGACCGCGAGGTCTCGCAGCAGATGGCAGCCGAGGTGCAGCGCGGCATCAGGCAGCAGCGCGGCATCCTCGGCGCAGCGCGCAAGATCGAGCGCATCGACCCGCGTAGCGTCGAGCTGCCCAAGTACCTGCAAGAGCTCGAGGCCGCCGCACGCGCAGGCGACAAGGGCGCCGTGCGCGACATCGCGCGCAGCTACGCCGGGCGCATCGCCAAGCTGGGCGAGGTGCAGACCGACAACACGTTCATCGCGAGCAAGTACTCGCTCAAGAGCGCCACCAAGAAGTTCGTCGCCGAGGTGCAGACCGCCAGCGACGCGCAGCTCGACAGCGTCGTGAAGCGCTACGTCAAGGACAAGCTCGCCTTCCAGGCCAACCGCATCGCGCGCTCCGAGACGGTGGAGGCGATGCGTCAGAGCTACGTCAAGCAGACCGCGAACAAGCCCGGCGTGGTGTGCTTCGAGTGGCGGCTGAGCAACCGGCACGAGGCTGCGCTGCACGGCGGCTCGAAGATGGACGTGTGCGACATCCTCGCCAACCAGAACGCGTACGGGCTTGGGCCTGGGCGCTATCCGGCAGACGAAGTGCCGGCGATGCCTCACCCGAACTGCTGCCCGGAAGGCTGCTTAATTGAAACCAGCACGGGCGATATACCCATCGAGAACGTGCGGCCAGGCATGCTCGTGCGCACGCACTCAGGCGCGCTGCGCACCGTGCTGCGTCTCAGCGCTGTCCCATGGCGCGGCGAGCTCGTCGTAGCGACCATCGGCGACAAGCGTCTCGTAGCGACGCCAGAGCATCCTGTGCTTACGGCTCGGGGCTGGCAGATCGCGGAGCAGCTTCAGCCAGGTGACCGGGTCTTTACTCGGGTCGACGCGCAGCACGCGCCAGCCGACCGCGTCGAGGTACCTCTCCTTGGCCATGTCGGCGATGCGCTTGCGTCCGCCACGATGCCAGTCACCCGGGTCGACCTCGACGGCGACCAGCAGCTTGTGAATGCCGGCGTCGATGTTGTACTTGCCGACAGCAAACTGGCTGACCGCAGTGTACCCGTCTGCCGTCAGCGCAGCGAGCACGCGCGCTTCGTGAGCAGTCGGGACGGCGCGCAGCTCCTTGGTGTGAGCGCGCGCGAACAGAGACTGGAACGTGTCGCGACTTCCGCGTCGGGCAGCCTGCGCAGCAGTGGCCATCGCCTTGCGCTTGGCAGGCGAGCGTCGAGCGTTGGCCAAGAACTGCTGCTCAGACATCGTCCGCTTCTCAACGCCGAGCTGCTTGAGCGCAAGGTCGACCATGGGGCGACCTACGCGGAGCAGCTTGGCAATAGCGTCCACGCTCAAGCGCTTGCCGACGTAGAGTTGAGCGATGTGTCGATAGCGCGACTCCCGCTCGCGCTTGATGCGGCAGAGTGGATTGGGTGGCTTCTTGGGCTTGGGCGGCAGACGCGCAACGTAGTTCGCGCGCTGCTCAGCAAGCGTACGCAGCCGGACGCCGGCCTTGCGCAAGCGCGCTTGGATCGTCATGCCGCTTGTGCTGAAACGTTTCCCAATCTCGAGGGCCGACAGTCGCTCGTCCACGTAGAGCCGAACGACCTCGGCGTCATCGAGGATCACGAACCTGCGGTCGTATGCCACGCGTCTGTACACTTCTCGCTCTCCACTGTGACGGCACTCGAGCGCGTCGCCTACGACGGCCCAGTGCACAACTTTGCTGTCGACGTCGACGAGTCCTACGTCGTCGATGGCGTTGTAGCACATAACTGCTTGTGCACAGTGCATGCGGTCATAGATCGGGATGCCTTCTCGCGCCCCGACGACGACGACGGCCAGGTCCCCGAGGACATGCAGGACCACGAGTCGCCCGACGCGGCGGGCTGGCTCGCCGCGAACCCGGACAAGGCGCGCGCCATCCTCGGTCCGACGCGGCACGCGCTGCTCGAGAAGGGCGCGACGGTGCTCGAGCCGACCGGGCAGCCCAAGCGTGTAGGCGACCTGCTCAAGGGCAGCGCGAGAAAGGCGGCGCCGTGACGCTGCTCGCGCTCGACCTGCTGGTCGGCGTGCTCATCGTCTGGGGCCACCTGCACGTCGAGTCGCGCTACTGGCCGGCCGTCGCCCTGTTCTGGGCGCTCGAGTGCGCCGTCGACGCCTGGGCGTACTGGGCGACCTGTGCTCGAACGGCACGGCAAAAGCGGAAGTAGCGCCCGCCAGCGCCCGGAATCCGCTTTCCGGCGCCCGGAATCCGCTTTCCGCTTGCGCCCGCTGCGAACTGCCCGCGCGCACGCCGCGCCACGTCGCACGCGAGATACCTGCGCGGGGCTTGTTATTGCTCGCTCGGGGCGCTGTGAGAGCATCCGCGCCAGCGCTGGCAGCTCCCACCCGTGGGCTGCCGAGAGCGCGTGTTGCGACGGGGAACACCGGCTCTGCCGGGGAGACGAGAGACCACCATGACCACGCCCTTCAAGCACGCCCGCAGTCACGCGTACGCCGCCAGCGCCTTCGAGCGCGAGGCGTTCGACCCGCTGTGCATGCGCGAGCCTGTCGCCCGTAGCGCGACCGTCTGCAACGCCCTGCCCTGGTTTGCGCTGCCCGGCGTGCTGCGCGCGCCCGACGGCGACCCCGCCCCAGGCGGCAAGACGTTCTCGCAGGACGAGGTGAACACCATCGTCCAGGAGCGCGTGGGCAAGCTCAAGGTCCAGCTCGACGCGGCGACCGCTGCGCTGAGCGAGCTCGACAGCATCAAGGCCCGGCTCGCCGAGGCGGACGCCGCGCGCGAGGAGCAGCTCGAGCAGGAAAAGCTCAAGGGCAAGAGCGAGCTCGAGAAGCTGCAGCACAACCTGCAGAAGTCGACCGAGAAGCAAAAGCAGCTCGAGGCGGAGTGGCAGGCCAAGGTCCTCGCCGCCGAGCAGAACGCCGCCAAGGCGGCCGATGCGCACCGGGGCTACGTGCAGCGGCACCTGGTGTCGAGCGCGCTTGCAGACGCCGGCATCGCCAAGGGCGCGAGCAAGGCCGCGACGCTCACGTTCCTGTCGGAAGCGCAGATCGAGCTCGACGACAACCTCGAGCCCAAGAGCGTCGCAGTCGGCGGCAAGAGCTTCGCGAAGCTCGCCGAGGCGGCCAAGCAGTACCTCGCCGACAACCCCTACTTCGCGGGCAAGAGCGACGGCGGCAGCGGCGCACCGCGCAGTCCGCTCTACGGCAACGGCGGCCCGCAGAGCGTCGACCAGATCGCCAACCTCGACGGCCTGCTCTCGGCAGGTCTCAGCGCACAGGCAGCAGCAAGCAAGTCCTCGTAACCAGACCCGCGTGATTGCAGGCGGGCAGAAACACTCAGACAGGAGAGTCACCCGCCATGGCATTTACCCTCTACGAGGCGGCGAAGATCGCCCGCAACCCGCTCACTCGCGGCGTCTTCTTGGGCATCGCGGTCACCAACGAGCTCTTCAGCCGAATGCAGTTCGTGCCGAAGTCGGGCTCCGCGTGGACCTACCCTCGCGAGAAGGCGCTGCCCACGATCGAGTTCGTCGACCCGGCCAACCCCGTCACCGTCGAGTCGTCCGCGACGTTCGATGACGTGACGGTGCCGCTGCGTCTCATCGAGACCGACGTCGACGTGCTCAACACGGTGCTCAACCAGACCGACCCGAACGGCGACCCGCGCGCCATCCAGCTCAAGCAGAAGCTCAAGGCCCTCGGCATGAAGCTGCAGGACCGCATGCTCGGCGGCGGCTACGTCACGAGCGCAACGTTCTCGGGCGCGGCGGTCTCGCCCGCTCTCGCGCTCACGTTCGTCAGCGCCAGCGCGCACACGGACAGCTTTCGGTTTGGGCCGGGCGACATCAAGTACGTGCACGCCGGCACGCTCTGGAGCTACCGCGCGCCCGGTGACCGCACGTTCGGCACGCCCGTCGCAGTCGCTGCGAACACGACCAACGTCGTGCTGAGCTCGGACAACCCGAACAAGAAGATCGTCCTGAACATCTCTGTCGCGGGCGCGACTGCAGACGGCATCACGTCGGTCAACTTCGCGACGACCACGCACGAGTTCGACGGCCTGCCCAAGCTCATCCCTGCGTCGCAGACCATCCCGTCGACAGGCACGGACGGCGACGCGCTCTCCTTCGACGTGCTCGACCAGCTGCTGTTCGAGAAGCTCAAGGAGCGCGGCAATGCGGCGTTCTTCATGAACGCGAAGCTCAAGCGCAAGTTCATGGCGCTCGCGCGCTCGGCCGCTGGCGGCATGACGCCCGAGCAGCTGAGCATCGGCGTGCTGGGCATGAACGGCCAGCCCGCGCAGATTCTGGTGCCGCAGTACAACGGCATCCCGATCTTTCAGGTCGACGACGTGCCGAGCAACGAGGCCAAGGGCACGAGCACCACGCTGTCGTCGGTCTACATTGCCAGCCTCGAAGCCGAGGTGGGTCTGTACTTCGGCGTGCAGCAGCAGTCCGAGCAGGCGCTTGCAAACCTGACGCCCTACGACGCAGTCATCGGCGGCGTCAAGATGTACGACATCGGCCAGCTCGAGGGCAAGGCCGCCTTCCGCACGCGCGTCGAGTGGTACGGGTCGCTCGCGCTCGGCAGCGAGTACGCAGCGGCGCGCGCCTCCGAAATCAAGACCTGAACAACCGCCAGCGCTGCGCGCGTGCGTGGCGCAGCTCGGAGCTCGACCATGGGACTAGCGCTAGACGACGTGCCGTATGAGCCAGCGACCGAGTACACCGATCGCTGGGTGTTCGCGCTCAGCGACACGCTCGAGGGCGAGCACGGCGGCACGTTCTTCGAGGCAGGCGTAGCGACGCGCCCGGTCGACGTGCGCGGCCTGCGTAAGTTCATCTGCGCGCACGTCGTGCTCGGCGCGCTGCGCGTCGAGGGCGCGCCGCTCGAGCTCGGCGACACCAGCAAGCTCGTGGGCGATGGTGGCGAGGAGGGCGAGGGCGAAGGCGAGACCGACCCGGACGCGCCCACGGGCGGCACGCTGCCCGCACCCGAGGGCGGCACGCTGCCCACGCAGCCGCGCCCTGAGCGCCCGCCAGGCGGCTCGACGCTGCCCGAGTCGCCTGCGCCGGACAACGAGCTGCCGCGCCCAGGGCTGCCGCCCATCGGCGTGACGCTCCCGGAAGGGCCGCGCCCTGGCAACGAGCTGCCGCGCCCTGAGCTGCCCGACGAGCTTCCGCCTGTCGGCGTCAACCTGCCGACGCGCCCTGGCGTCGACAACGAGCTGCCTGGCGAGCAGCCCGGCATCGACAACACGCTGCCGCCTGAGCGTCCGCCCATCGGCTCGACGCTTCCCGAGGGGCCTGGCCCCGACAACACGCTGCCGCGTCCCGAGCTGCCCGACGAGCTGCCGCCTGTCGGCGTGACGCTGCCTGAGCGCCCCGAGGGCGGGCACCTGCCGGCGATTCCCGAGGCTGGGCAGGAGCTGCCCGACCCCGAGCCCATCCCGGACAACGAGCTGCCAGGCGAGCGCCCGCCTGTCGGCACGACGCTGCCCACGCGCCCCGAGGGCGGCACGCTTCCCGAGCTCCCAGAAGGCGGCCACGAGCTGCCGGCGCCCGAGCCCGAGCTCGCTCGACTGCGCGAGCAGGAGCGCGCCCGCGAGCGCGAGCGTCGGCGCGAGCTCGAGAAGCCCGTTCCGCCGCCACACACGCCCAGCTGGAGCGAGAAGCTCAAGGGCAAGAAGGGCAAGTGACGTGATCTCCATCGTCGCCGACTTCGACGCCTTCCATGCTGCGTTTGCGCAGCTCGAGGGCGCAATGAGCAAGCGGCTCGAGCAGGGTCTTGACCTGACGCTCGAGAGCATCGCTGCGCACGCGAAGCTGACGACGACGTTCACCGACCGCACGGGCGCGCTCCGCAACTCCATCCAGTCAGACGGCGTGACGGTGACTGGCAACGGCGAGATGTTCGGCGTCGTCAGCTTCGCCGCGACGAGCGAAGACGGCTACCTCTACGGCCTGGCGCAAGAGTTCGGCACGCGCACCGGCGTGACCGAAAAGCGCTTCATCCGCGACGCCATCGACGCCGAGGACGGCGACATCCTCGAGAGCGCGATGGGCCGCGCCTTCAAAGACTGCGGCTTCGAGGTGCGCTGATGGCACTCGCGGTCGACAGCATCTGCACCGACACGGACCTCGCCAACCAGGTCGGCGGGCTGAGCGAGCTCAACCGCATCAACAAGGACCAGCCGACGCGCGACGTGTTCCGCCAGGCCGCGCTCGACGACGCTATCGCAGCACTCGCCTCGCGCGCGCCGCCCCTGCAGGAGACCGACCTCGCCAACCCGACCGAGCTCAAGCTCGCAGTCTGCTACCGGGCGCTGAGCAAGATCTACTTCGCGGCGATGGCCGCGCAGGACGACCGCAACCACACGCTCGCGCGCAACTACGAGCGCGAGTACATGGGCGCGATTCACGGACGCTTCACGCCCGCAAGCGGCGGCGGCGGCTCGGTCGGCGGCTCCACCTTCCCATTCGAGCGGAGGTGACCCGTGGCCGATAACGCGCTCGACGTCATCCCCGACCCACTCGTCACGCCCATCCTGGCGCTGCTCTACGACGCCATCAACGCCGACCTCGCGATCGACATGGCCGCAGCTGGCGTGCCTGTCGAGAACGCCGTCAGCACGACGTCGCACGTGCCGTTCACACTGACCATGGTCGGCGCGGGCGCGCTGCCGGCGCTGCACTGCTATCGCGTCCGGTCGCGCTCGAGCCAGCAGACCGTGCAGTGGGTCAATCACACGAGCACGCTGCAGTTCGTGTACGCGACGCCGGCCGCGGGGCGCGAGCAGCTCGACGTGCGCTGGCCGCTGCTCGACCGCGTCTGGCACGCGATGCTGCGCGCGCTCAAGCGCGGCTACCACCCGGCGCACGCGGACGGCGGCGACGTGCTGCTCGAGGCGGGCGTCGTGCGCATCGACCTGTCGACCGCCATCAAGCGCGAGGCGTTCATCGAGGCAGGTCAGCAGACCTTCCCCGGCTTCGTGGCGGAGCTCGACGTGGTCTGGCGCGATGCGAACGACATCGACCAGGGCCCGTTCTACCCGGCGCTGAGCTTCGACGCGCTGCTCTTCACCGATCGCCCCGTCGACACGGAGACCGAGGCCGACGTGCACGCGCGCGCCGTGCTGCCTGCGGGCATACCGCCCGGAAAAGACTTCCCACCACCTGACGACTGGAGTCTCGACAATGACTGACACGCTTCGAGTCCGCGCCGTCGAAGGGCGCTTGCTGCAGTGGGAGGGCGACGCGCATCGCGGCTACGTCGGCTGGTCGACCGCGCCTGCGGGCGAGGCGTACGACCACGAGATCGACGGCGTCGTGAAGCTGTCGATGAGCGAGGCGCCCGTCGACGTGCCCAACACGATCTACTACCGCAAGGCGCTGTCGTGCGGCGACCTCGACGACGCCACGGGCGAGGCGCTGCCTGGCCCCGAGCCCGAGCCCGACCCGGACGAGGAGCGCCCCATCGGCGGCACGCTGCCGACGCCCGGCATCGACAACGAGCTGCCGCCCGAGCGTCCGCCCATCGGCTCGACGCTGCCCGAGGGGCCTGCGCCCGACAACGAGCTGCCGCGCCCTGGCCTGCCGCCCATCGGCGTGACGCTGCCGGAAGGGCCGCGCCCCGGCAACGAGCTGCCGCGCCCTGAGCTGCCGCCAGGGAACACCACGCTGCCCGAGAGTCCTGGCCCCGACAACGAGCTGCCTTACCCCGAGCTGCCCGAGGAGCTGCCGCCCATCGGCGTCAACCTGCCGACGCGCCCCGGCATCGACAACGAGCTGCCCCCCGAGCCGCCGCCCGCGTCTGACGACGCAGAACTGGAGCGTTGACCCATGGCCCTGCAGAGCATCATCAGCGACTCCAACCGCGTGCCAGGCACGTACACGCTCGTCTCGCTCGGCGTCGGCGTGCGCTCGGCAGGCGGCGTCACGCGCCACGTCGTGCTGTTCGGCAACATGACCGCAGGCGGCTCGGCGCTGCCGCTGACCGAGTACGACATCTTTTCGGAGGACGACGCGCGCACGTACTTCGGCGCGGGCTCGGAGCTCTTCCTGATGGCCAAGGCGGCGCTCGACGGCTGGGCGGGCATCTCGCTCAAGGCCATCGCCATCGCCGAGTCTGCAGGCACTGCAGCGACCGGAACCATCGTCTACGCAGGCACGGCGACCAGCGCAGGCACGCGCGGCGTGACCGTGCTCGGCGAGGAGATTCAGGTCGGCGTCAACAGCGGCGACGCTTCTGCTGCGGTCGGCATCGCCGTCGCTGCCGCCATCAACGCGAAAGGCGACTGGCCCGTCACGGCCGCCGCGAACACCGGGACGGTCACGCTCACGGCCAAGCACAAGGGGCCGCGCGGCAACTTCATCGCCGTGCGCGAGCGCGCCATCGCCGGGGCGGGCATCACGGCAGTCGCGCCCGTGGGCGGCTACCTGACGACGGGCGCGACGAGCGACACGCCGCAGGCTGCGCTCGATGCCATCGCGGCGGTGCGTCGACGCTACCTGGTCGCGCCCTACTCCGACGCCACCAACCTCGCGCTGTTCCGCGCGCACATCGATGCCGAGCAGCAGCCCGAGGTCGGCCATCGCAAGCGCTGCATCTTCGGCTCGCTCGACACGCTCGCCCTGACCACCACGCTCGTCACCGGGCTGAACAAGGCGCGCATGCAGGCCGCCTGGCAGTACCTCGCCGACCAGCCTCCGGGCGTCATCGCAGCGGGCCTGGCGGCGCGCATCGCCGCGCGCGAGAGCGCGGGCGCGAGCGGCACCGCCTACAACTTCGATGGCGAGATCCTGCCGAGCGTCAAGCCGCACTACCTCGTCACCAGCCGCCCCATCAACGCGCAGCTACAGAGCGCGCTCAACAACGGCATCACGCCGCTGGCGACCGCAGGCGACGGCACGGTGTACGTCGTCCGCAGCATCACGACGCGCAGCCGCGACCAGCTCAGCAACGCCGACTACCGCGTGCTCGACACGACCAAGGTCGCCGTACCGGACGAGGTCGCAGACCGCACCGAGCTGCTCTGCCTCGACCGCTTCGTCGGCTTCAACGCGTCGCAGGACCCACCCGATGGCCAGGTCGCGCCGAGCGGCGTGCTGACGCCCTCGCTCTACCGCGACGCGCTCTACGAGGTCGCCATCGGCGCCGAGGAGGACGGCCTGCTCGAGGTCGGCAGCGTCGAGAAAAACAAGGGCCAGATCCTCACCGAGCTGTCGACCACTGCGCCCGGCCGCTTCAACGGCGTGCTCCCGCTCGACGTCATCGAGGGCGCCCACCAGTTCGCAAACGACGTTCGACAAATCGGCTGAGCTCAGCTGCGCAACCAGGAGGTGACACGTGGACGCGTACGAGGGGCCAGCTGAAATCTACATCGAGGCGCGCTTGCTCGCAGAGGCGAACAAGGCGAGCTTCTCGATCAAGGGCAACAACAATCAGGTGTTCACCATGCGCAAGGGCCTCGCCGGCAAGAGTGACGGCGCGACCACGAGCGAGGCCACCATCGAGTCGGCCATTCCGAGAAAGGGCATGGAGTTCGACTTCCGCACGGCGGTGCTGCAGAAGCGGGTGTTCACGATCGTCGTCAAGAGCGGTAACCAGCGCGTGCAGTTTCAGGGCTGGTTCGAGTCTGCAGACTGGGCCAACGCGGTCGACGCGGCGACGATGCAGAGCGCGCAGTTCATCGCGGGCGCGCCCAAGATCCTGGGCGCGTAATGGCGAAGTTCTCGGACGAGTCGGTGCGTGCGGCGCTGCGTGGCAGACAAGCCATGCAGCGCTACCCGTTTCCTGGGCAGCCCGGCATCGAGGTCGGGCTCAAGCTGCTCACGGACGCGGAGCTTGACAGCGTGCGGCTTGAGGCGGTCGAGCTGTGTAAGCGCGCCAAGGCCGAGCTCGTCGCCGACCCCGAGTTCCTCGACCGCATGATTCATCGCGAGACCATCTCGCGTGCGTTCGTCGACGTCGACAAGCCTGAGCAGCCTTTCTTCAGCTCGCAGAAGGAGGTCGCCGAGCTTGACAGCCTGACGGTGCGCACGCTGTTCGAGCTGTACAAGGCGCATCACGAGGCGATGGACCCGTACACGCATTGCCCGCCCGAGGAGGTCGGAGCGCTCGTCGAGTCGCTAAAAAAATCAGCGCAGCCACTGGCGGTCTTGAGCCTCTTCGACTCGTCCACGCTGAGGCACTGCGTCACTTCTATGGCGTTGATGCTGCGCGGGACGTCACCGCCACCCAGTTGATCTACTTCCTGCAAGTGCTCGCCGAAGTGCGCGAGCGTCGAGGTGGACGGTGAGCATCGAAGCGACCGCAAAAATCACCCTGGTGGGCGCGAGCGAGGCGCTCAAGTCGCTGCAGGGTGTGACGCGCGAGACGGGCGCCGCAGGCAAGGCCGCCAAGGGCGCAGCCGAGGTGCAGGCCGCAGCTGCCAAGAAAGCTGCTGCTGCGCAGCAGGACGTTGCGCGCAGCGCCGACAAGAGCAAGCGCGACATCGAGCGCTCTGCGCAGAGGACAGCCGACGCTGAGAAGCGCCTCGCGCAAGAGACCGCCAAGGCGCACATCGCCGAGATGGCCAAGGTGACGCAGGCCGCCGAGCGCGAGGCCGCCAAGCAGCGGCGCACTGCCGAGAAGACCGCCGCCGCCGAGGTCAAAGCCAAGCGCGAGACGCTGCGGCAGATCGGCGGGCTGATGGCGACGGCGGGCGCGGGCCTCGCGGCCGGCATCGGCACTGCAGTCGCCACGTCGCGCACGGGCAGCAAGTCGCTCCAGGAGCGCATCGCAGCCGGCAACGACTTTACTGAGCGCCTGGTGCGCGTGAGCTCGTCGGCGGGGCTCACGAGCGAGGAGAGCGCAGGCGTGCAGGCCAAGATCATTGCGGCGAGCAAGAGCACGGGCATCGACGCAGGCGAGCTGCTCGGGTCTGCTGAGACGGGACAAGGCCAGTTCGGCAACCTGCGCTGGTTCGCCGACAACATCGAGGAGATCGGACGCATCTCCAAGGCGAGCGGCGCGGACGTCAAGACGCTGTCAGCGTCCATCGGCTTTGCCAACCAGGCGTTCGAGCTCACCGGCGAGCAGGCGAAGGAAACCGGCTACGCGCTCAAGGCAGCGGCTGACGTGGGCAGCGTCGAGCTTAGCGACCTCGCCAACGCGTTTGCGCCCGTCGCGGGTATCTACGCCATGACCACCAATCAAAAAGGCGTCAAGGGCCGTAACCAGTTTCTGGGCATGGCTGAGACGCTCAACACGGCGGGCTTTGGCGCAGAGGGCAGCGCCGTGCGCGGGACGGCGCTGCTCAGCGCAGTGAGCGCGAAGGACACGCAGGACAAGCTCAAGGCCATCGGCGTCAAGGGCTTCGTCGGCAAGGACGGGTCGATCGACCTGTCGTCGCTCATCAAGCAGCTCGCGAGCAACAAGAAGTTTCAGAGCGCCGACGTGCGGCAAAAAATCTTCACCGAGCAGCGCGGCCAGCAGGGCATCGAGGCGCTCGTCGCGGCACGCAAGCGCGTCAAGGCGGGCGTTGCGGGCGCGGTCGACCTCGACTCGTTCAACCTCGACACGGCAGCGGCCAAGGCGAAGGTCGACGCCGGCATGGACGCGATGAAGGACAAGGGGTTCTTCAAGAACCAGGTCGCGGCGGCCGAGATGCAGGCGCACACGATCGAGCATCTCGAGGAGATGAACACGCAGCTCGGGTTCGTCTCGGGCGCGGCGGACACGCTCGAGAAGTCCTTCGGCGCGCTGTCCATCTGGGCGAGCAGCATCGCGGCGCTCGGCGTGACGTCGGTCCTGTCCGCTGCCATCCAGGGCAAGCTGTTCGGCGGCGCTGCAGCGGCAGAGGGCGGGCTGCTCGGCAAGGCGGCAGGCGCAGTCGGCGGCGCGTTCGGGACGCTAGGCGGCGCGATGGGCGGGACGCTGGCAGCTGCGTCAGGCGCGACGATTGCGGGCGGCGTGGCGCTCGCAGGCGGCGTCGGCGTGGCTGCGGGCATGGGCTTCAATGCTGCGTCGAGCTGGCTACGCGACGACAAGCGCTCGCTCAGCGACATGCTCGCCGATGCGATGTCACGCGCGACCGGGCAGAACGAGGCGCTCGACCGCATCGGCGGCACGCGTGTCAATGCGCAGGGCGGCACGAGCGAGATCGTCGCGGTGCTCAAGACCATCGACGCGGGCATCCGCGCCAACGCGGCCAAGCCCACGGCAGGTGCGCCGAGGGAGCCGGCCTGATGCCAGACTTCTTCGAGCAGACGATTCTCGAGGCGAGTCTCGCGTACGTCGAGTTTCCGGTCAGCGATCGCAAGGTCGCCACCGGCCGGCGCGTCAGTCGCACCGAGTACCCCTACCGCGACGGCCAGGGCGTCGAGGAGCTCGGGCGCAAGCCCTACGTCTTCAACCTGACCGTGCCGCTCTTTCGGGGCCTCGACGTCTCGTACTACCCCGACACGTACCAGCTCCTGCTCGCAGTCATCGAGGACCCGGAGCAGCGCGGCTCGGTCGAGTACGTCGACCCGGAGTTCGGCCCGGTGCAGGTGCAGATTCTCGACTACGACGTGACGACGTCGGGCGAGCGGCGCGACGGCGTAATGCTGTCGCTGGTGCTCGAGGAGCGCGGGCTTGACCAGTCGCTGCTCAGTAACCTCACCAAGCCCGAGCTCGCAGGCGCAGCGCGCGCGAGTCTGTTCGCCACGCAGGTCGACCAGGAGGTGGCGTTCATCGACCTGCCGGACGAGGACAAGCCGCCCTTCCGGCTGTCCGACACCTGGGGCAAGTTTCAGGACGCGCTCAACACGGCGGCGATGACCGCCGACGAGGTCGCCGCGCTGCTCGACGAGGTGTACTTCGTGGTCTCGCGCTTTCTCAACTTCAGCGCCAAGGACGAGCTCGAGCGCTGGAGTCTGTTCAACACGCTCATCGACTTCGCAGGCGCAGCAGAAGACGCGGCCAACCAGAACGACCTGGTGCAGACGATCGAGGTCGTGCTGCAGGCGGACATGAGCGCCTACGACATCGCGACGCACTACCACAACGACGCCGACCGCGCCGACGAGGTCATTCACAACAACCCGACCGCCAACCCCATGCGCTACCCGCGCGGCACGACCATCCGCATCGTCACGGACGCGCAGACGCCGGCCGAGCGGCCTGGCTACGGAGCCCAACGATGACCCGCGCAAGCGCGAGCGAGGACCACGCGGAGCTCGAGTGCGAGTCGAGCCTGCTCACCAGCTGGACGAGCTACTCGTTTCAGAGCGACCTGTTCACGCCTGCCGACGCGTGCCGTCTGAGCATCGGCCTCGGCAGCTCGAGCGCGCGCGACATCCGGCGCACCATCACAGAGGCCCAGGCGCTGCTCGCCCCCGGCAAGCTCGTCAAGGTGTACGTCACGGCGGGCGGCAGGCGCGCGCTCCAGGGCGCCTTCCTCATCGACAGCTGCGAGATTGCCAACGACGCGGACGGCGGCACGCAGATGACGCTGTCGCTACGTGACCGGGCGCTGCAGCTCATCGGCTCGGCAGCCGACCCGAAGCTGTACGCGGCGCACGACACGCTCGTGTCGGTCGCGCGCAAGGCGGTCAAGCCGTGGGGCATCGAGGTGACGGCCGACCACGTCGCGGCGCGCGACCTCCGCCAGGCGCGCGTGAGCAAGGACAAGCTCAAGCGCCTGCAGCAAAAGGCGCGCAGCTGGGGCATCCAGCCGAGCCTGATGTCGGAGAAGATCGCCGCGTCCATCGACCACGGCACCATCACGTTCGACGACTTCGCGGGCGCGCAGGCCGGGCGCATCGACGACAAGAGTCGCGCGCTGGGCATGGGCACCGTCCCGTTCCCGTACGCGGGCGCGTACGAGCGCCCCAAGGTCGTGCGCACGGTCGTGCCGCTCAACGCGCCGCTGACTTTCCCGTTTCGCAACGGCATCACGCGCGACGGCAATCTGATGGTCGTGCACCAGGGCATCCCGTGGTCGGGCGCGACCGGGCTCAGCTCGCTGCAGATCTACCAGCTCAAGGTCAAAGACATCCGGCCGCAGTCGGGCGAGACGGTCTGGGAGTTTCTCGACCGCAGCGCCAAGCGCAACGGGCTGCTGATGTCAATGACGCCGGACGGCAAGCTGCTCTTCTGCGGGCTGCTCTACGACCAGCACCCGAGCTATCACCTGACGCGCCGGGTCGAGGGCGACCGCACGCAGAACAACATCGTCAGCGGCGGCTCGCGCCTCGACATCTCGGACGTGTGCGGCGACGTCATCGTGTACGGGCGCGTCAAGGGCAAGGACGTCTCGCGCAGCGCGTTCAAGGGCCACGCGGTCTCGACCGCGACCGACCTCGTGCGCGTGCCGTACGTCAAGACGCTGGTCGTGCACGACAACGCAATCAAGACCCGGGAGGACGCGCAGCACCGCGCCGCGTACGAGCTCGGCAAGTCAAAACAGGGAGCATTCTGTCTCGAGTACACAATGCGAGGACACTCGGACGGCGGGCTCTTCTATGCACCAGACACAATTGCTCAAGTCAGCGACGAGGTCGCCGGCATCCACGGGCCTTACTACATCACAGCGCGCACGTTCACGCGCTCTGCGCGTCAGGGCCCGCAGACATCGCTCAAGCTGGTCCCCCCTGGATCCATTGTGTTGAGCGCCGTCGGGGAGTTGGCGAGATGAGACCAGTTCCGACCGTTGACGATGTGACAGATCGCCGCCTTGGTGACGCCAAGCTCGCGCGCGAGCTGCGCGAGCAGACCATGCGGTCGCGGCTTCTTGCCCGCCCTGTCAAAGACGTACAGCACCTGGGCGTTGCTGAGCTTGCTTTGCCCGCTCCGTTCTCCGCGCGCGCAAAGCTCCGGATGTTTCACGAACGGATGGTTCGCTCCACGGTTTCGACTCTCCGGCTTTGTATGAGTGCCGTTCCGCTTGCCGCGTCGGAGAGCGCCCGCCCCAGGGCGCGGCCCTCGTGCGACAGTTCCGTGGGCAAGCATGTCGTCAGTGTTGTCTCGGTGCGTGCCCCAGCGGAGATTGTCGGGATGGTTGTTTGTGCGCGTTCGATCCGGGAAATGGCAGACCATCATCCCGGGCGGCCGAGGACCGACGTTCATCTCGAGAACTATTGCCGCGACAGAGAAGCTGTGTCGTTTGCCGTTGGCGTCGCTAATGCCGACGCGCAGGTAGCCGTCCCGGTCGAGCCACGGCTGCACAGGCCGCGGGCTATCGCGACGATGCCTGCCCGGCCCTTGCTGTATCCAGCTCCTGAACTCGCCGAAGCGCGTGCGCTCGTACCCCGGAAAGCCCGGCACCGGTTCCCAAACGGCATCATCGACCATGCTGTGTCTTACGGTGGTTCGCAGCTGCGTGCAGTTGCAAAAGTCGGAGAGCTCGCATGAGACGCAAGGACGTCGGGCAGTTTCTGCAGGACGTGATCGGCTTTGCCAAGGTCGTCGCGGCGAGCGTGGGCAAGAGCGGCTCGGTCGAGCTGAACATCCAGGCGACCGACGACGACGCGTCCAAGGACAGCTGCGAGTGGTGGGGCCACCCGGCCATCAGCTGCCAGCCTGCTGCGGGCAGCGAGTCGCTGTTCGTCGACCTCGGCTCCGAGCGCATCGTGCTGGGCGTCAAAGAGCGGCGTTGGCAGGTGTCGGTCGAGGCGGGCGAGTGCATCGTGCGCGCGCTCGGGCCGGGCACGCCTGCGTACCTCAAGCTCAAGCCGGACGGCACGGCGGAGCTGCATGCGACCCGCATCGACCTTGGCGGCGAAGCGCTCACGACGTTCATGGCGCGTGCTGATAGGGTCGACGTGGCGCTGGCCAAGCTGCAGACCACGTTCGACACGCACACGCATCTGAGCGCTGCGCCGAGCTCGCCAACGGCGACGCCGCTGCCTCTTGTCGGGGCGCTCGGCAGCTCGGCAGCAGACAAGGTGCGTGGCACATGACGGTGACCTTCATCGATCCGCCGTCGAGCGTCATCGGCAAGACTGAGGCGCTCGACTTCACGGCGAGCGCGGAGGTCGTTGCCATCAGCGTGGGCTACGGCGCGGTGCGCGACGAGGAGCGCGTCTATCGCGACGGCGCGTTCTTGCGCAGCTACACGCGCAGCACCAAGGTCGGCAATACGTACAGCGTCGTGCGCGACGGGGGCTGGCCTGCGAACCCGCAGCTCTACGTGGACGAGCTGCCGGCTGTGCCCGGCCCGCAGCTGCAACCGCTGCTCGGCTCGCCCGTCGCTGCGTGGTCGCTCATCAACGGGTCGTTGGCCGATCGCTCTGGCAACGGCAACACGCTGTCTGTTGCGCAGCTGCCCGTGCCTGACTACTACGCGGGGCAGACCTGCTACGGGGATGGCAACGCCGCTGTCGTGTCGAACAGCGCGCCGCTGCGTCTGGTCGGTCCGCTGACCCTGACGTTCCGGTACTTCACCGCGAACTACGGACCCTTTACGGTGGCCGGTCTGTTCACGTCGAGCCCTGACTCGCAGCCAGGCTCGAACTCGAGCAGCTGGGCGTCCTGGGTCGCGACCCTGGCAACCGACGGCCCGGAGCTGCGCTCTTCGAGCTGGGGCGCGTCGATGCCGTTCCAGTCAGGTTCACTCAACGGCAAGTGGTACACGTGCTGTCTGCGTCGCGACACGAACGGCACGGGCTTTCGCGACTGGCGCGGGACCAAGGTGTCGTCTGGCTTTACGGGCGGGCCTGCGCCCGCAGCGGCCGGCAACTTCTACCTCAACGCGCAGTACGGCGGCGGCGCTTCGAGCGCGTGCCGCAGCCACGGGCTTGCCGACGTCATGCTCTGGAACCGCATGCTCTCAGACGCCGAGGTGGCCGTGCAGCTCGCAGGAATGGGGGTCGCCCCATGAGCAGCTCCGCCTCGTACTTCCTGCCGCCCCCAAGCGCGACCCTGCTCAGCAGGTCGACCGTGCGCGCGCGCCGCTGGATTGACGCGCAGACGCTCGACTACGTCGTGGAAGCGGGCGGGCTCAAGCAGGACGACGGCTTCACCAGCCAGGTCGTGCTCGCGCTCGCGACGCGCCTCGGCAGCTGCCAGGTCTACCCTACGTTCGGCTCGCGGCTCTATCAGGTCAAGCGCGCCGACGAGACCGGGCGACGCCTGTCCGAGGCGTATGCGAAGCTCGCCATCGCGCACCTGAACATCAAGGACCTGCGCGTGGTCGCGACGCTGAGCAAGAGCGCGCCCGGCCGCATCAACCTCCTGGTCGCCGGCAAGAAGTCCGGCCTCCCCGTCAACGTCCCCTACAGCGTGGATCTTTGAGCCATGACCTACTCCATCGATGAGCTGCTCGATGCTGCCAAGGCGGTGCTGCGCGGCAGCGTGGCGGGCGTGGGCACCGAGGAGGGCACCGACTTTGACCTGACGATCAACGCAGCGGCGCGCCTCTTTCACGGCACGCAGGTCGCGGGCGCGCACGTGCTGGCGCAGCTCGACCCGGAGCAGGCGGACGCCGACCGCAGAGACCAGCTCGTCGGCATGCTGGGGCTGAGCTTCACGCGCGAGGCCACGCCTGCGCGCGGGCTCATCGCGGTCACGCCGGGCGCCACCCTCAACGGCATCTTCACGCTCAAGGCGGGCACGGAGATTGTGTTCCCCGGCGAGCTGTTCGCAGACGGCGCCGAGCGCACCTACCGGACGCTGTCGGACATGGGGCACAGCCTGCGGATCAACGGCGTGTACTTTGCGCTCGGCACGGGCATCTGGAAGCTCGTGCCGAAGATAGGCGCGTCGTCGGGCACCGGCCTCGGGTGGCTCGGCGCGCGCATGGCGCTGGTGCTCACGACGGGCGATCCGGCAGCCCTCGAAGGGCAGTACGTCTTTGTTCGCTCGGTCAACAAGGACGACCAGTCTGTCGACCTGCTCGCCGCCGTGCGCGCCGCGATCACCCTGGACATCAGTAACCGCATTGTCGGCTACGTGCCCGACCTTGTGGTCGAGGCAGAGTGCACGACGCCCGGCGCGGCCGGCAATGCGCCCTACGCCGTCAACGCGTACGTCGACGAGACTGCGGGCGTTCAGGACGGGCAGCTCGTCGCGACGCTGATCGAGATGAGCGGCGGCGGCGACGCGGTCTCGGACATCGACGTGGATAGCGCGCGCGTGTCGGCGCGCATCGAGGACACGCTCGCGATGCCGCCCGGCTACGGCAACGCGCAGCACTGGCGCGAGGTCGCCCTCGCCTGCCCGGACGTCGACCTCGACGACGTGCTGGTCTATCAGCACGTGCGTGGGCCCGGCACGATCGACCTGGTCTGCATCGGTCGGCGCGGCAGCCTGCGCGCGGATGCGTACCCGGCTGTCGACTCGAGCTTCTGCGGCTGGGGCAACAACAGCCGGCGCATCGGCGAGGCGCAGGCCGCGCGCGTGACCAACTGGTGTAGGTCGCAGGCGAGCTACTTCGACGACATCCTCGCGCGCTCAGTCGAGTGGGACTGGCGCGGCAACAGCTACCCCTTCGAGAGCTACGCGCGCGGCTTTCGCGAGGCGACCAGCGCGCTCGAGCTGTCCATCGAGGCGCAGCCAGGCTACGGGCCGGACTGCGGCGTGGCGCTCGACGTGACGCCCTACGCGCGCCACCAGACGCGCCTCTACGCCGCCGCGCAGGGCACGCAGGTCGACCCGAGCCTGCGCATCGGGCAGCGCGTCTGGGCGACCGTGGGGCACCTCAACGCGGACGGGCGGCACGCGTTCGCGACGGTGGTCACGCCCATCCTGAACATCGCGGGCGACCGGACCTACGTCGAGATTGCGGACGTGACGGTGCTCGGGCCAGGCAGCGGGTTTTTGCTGCACGTGCTGCGCTGGGGCTCTGCCGGGCCGCTGACACAGGCGTGCGTCGATGCGGTGTTTGCGTACTACGACGCGCTCGGTCCGGGCAGCTACCTCGAGCCGCCGCACAGCGCCAACTACGTCGCGCACTACTCGAGCGACATCGCCCCGATCGAGACCGGACAGGCGGTCACACGCTGGCCGCCCGAGGGCAGGCGCTGGGCGTCGAGCCTGCGCGCGAGCGAGCTGCGCGCGGCGCTCTTGACCATCGAGGGCGTGAGCGACGTACAGCTCTACCCGGTCGGCGACCCGGGCGGGCTCATCGACTTTGACCCTGGCGTGTTTCGCACGCTGGCCCTAACCGGCGTCGTGCCGAGGAGCGCTTGAGCCATGGCGATTGAGTTCCCAGCGTACGACCGCGGCGAGCTCGAGCAGCGCGGCCGCGACCTCATTCGCACGCGTCGACGTGGCGCCGACGTCTCGGACAAGAGCGACTTTGACATCACGGCGCGCCTGCTCGCGGCGCTTGCCTGGGGCATGCAGGAGCAGGGACGCGTCGCGCGTAACCTGCTCGACCCGCGCCGCGCGCGCGGCCCCTACCTGGCCGAGTTCATGGCCGAGCGGGGCCTCGGGCGTGACCTCACCGAGACGACGACGTCCGCCGTCAAGAGCACTGGGCGCGTCATCCTGCGCTCGACGACCGCGAGCCAGACGCAGCCTGCCGGCTCGGTCTTGCGGCACGCAGACGGCACGACGTACACGCTTGACGCCGCCGTGACGACGCCGGCGACGGCGACCAAGGTGCTGCGCTCTGGGCAGCGCAGCGGGCGGCGCAGGCTCTACCAGGGTCACCTCGGCGCGGGCTTTGTCGCGGCGGCCGTCGGCGAGGTGTATCTGTCGGCGGGCGGCGAGCTCTGCGCGCTCTTGGACGTCGAGAACGGCGTTGCGCTCAAGCGCTGGCTCTTTGACCTCTACAACGAACTCAACACGCTGCCGGCGCTGCACACGACGTTCACGCAGCAGCTCGGCGCGGTCGGCTCCATCACCGCGCAGGTCGCTGGCCAGCGCGGCAACAAGGACCCGAAGGATGTGCTGACGCTCGTCTCGCCTGCCGGCACGATGCTGGCCGAGGTGAGCATCCTGTCGCTGTCGGGCGGGCGCGACGCGATGGACTCGGCGGCGCAGCAGGGCGCGCTGACGGCGCTCTACGGCGCGCGCACGCCTGTCGGCACGCTCGAGGACATCCGGCGCATCGCGCTGAGCTACCCCAAGCTCGAGCTGCGCGAGTGCTACGTCGTGCCGGCGACGGGCGGCCTCGGCACGTACACGCTTTTGCCCGTGCTGGTCGAGGGGCAGTACGTCGGCGCGACGCAGCTCGGCGAGCTGCTCTCGTACGTCTCGGCGCGCCTGTCGCCTGTCGACAAGGTCTCGGGCGCGATGGTGTACGAGGTGCTCGACACCAGCATCGACTACCTGAACATCGCGTGCGCGGAGATCTACGCGCCCGACTGGACGCTGCCCGACCAGTCCGCGCGCGGCGTGACGGTGACGACGACCGGCTCGAGCTCGCTGCAGCTCAGCGCCGTCTCGGACCTCGCGGTCGGCGACCGCATCATCGTGCACGCTGCGACGTCGGCGGGCGTGTACATCTGCCAGCGGCGCGTGAGCTCGCTCGTGGGGCTGACCGTGGGGCTCGAGGTGCCCTTACCCTTCCCGCCCGCGGTCGGGGCGTACGTGACGCCGGGCGGGCCGCTGGCCGATGCCATCATCGAGGCCGCGTCGAGCGCCTACGAGCTGCGCGCGCCGAGCGTGAGCGACACGGGCCCGCAGGTCAGGCTGCCCGCGAGCATCGTGTCGAGCGACCCGGACGCCATCGCGGCGGCCGTCTCGCGCGTGCCGGGCGTCGTCGACGTCGCGCGCATGCCAGGCCCCGTGCCGGCGCTCGCTGCAGCAGGCGGCGTGCTCGTGCCCAGCTTCATCGTTCGCATGTACCTGGAGGTTTGACCGTGGACCTGGGAACACTCGACGCGCAGGGGTACTTCGAGCTGCTGCAGCGCCTCGAGGGAAGCGGATATTCGAAAGACGAGGACGGCGTGCGCGCGAGCGAGCTGCGTGCGTGGGCCGAGATCGCGGCGCGCGCGACCGAGGCACTCAACGACGCCACGAACAACCTGTTTCTGCAGTCAGCGACCACGACGCTCGACCTGATGGAGCGGACCTTGTTCTTGCTGCAGGGCTCGAGCCTGCCGGTGGCGCAGCGTCGCGCGCGGCTGCTCGCGTACAAGCGCGCCTCGCCGCTCAACGAGACGCGGATGCGCGCGTCCTTCGGCACGCACCTGGCCTCGTTCACGGGCGTGACGCAGCGCCCGAACAACGCCGTGGCCCTGGCGCAGCGCGCGGCGCCCTCGACGGGGCTGCTCGTCGGCTCGCTCGAGCCGCTGGCCATGACGCCCCAGCTGCAGCAGGACCTGTCGCTCGTGCTCGGGCGGGGGCTACCTGCGCGCGCCATCTCGGGGGGCGTGGCGCAGCGCGATGCAGTCTGGGGCGACGCGCTCTTGCCTGCGGCCATCAAGCTCGTGCCGGCCGTGACGGTGCCGGCGCAGACCAAGCGCCGGGTCGCGCCCGTCGAGGTGCTGCCCGGGCAGCGGGTCACGCGCGAGAACTGGCTCGAGCTGCAGAGCATGCTTTGCCACAAGGGCTATGGCTTTTCGCTCGACCAGCACAAGCAGGGGCGCACCGTCGTGTGCGTCGACAAGGTGCTGGCGGCAGGCGCCGCGTATGAGTTTCCAGACCGCCCGATGGGCTGGCAGAATCGCTTTGTGCAGGCGTGCGGCATCGTCAGCGACGCGGCGGTCCTCGACCCGGCAGCGGCGCCTGACGCTGAGCACGTGTGGCTGCCGACCAGCAAGCTTGGCCCGTCAGGAGGCGGCTACAGCCAGGCGTTGATCACGACCACCGAGCCCGGCACGGCGACGAGCGTGGTCTTGCGCGTGAATGGGACGGGCGGCCTCGAGGTCGCCAACACGGGCGGCGGCAGCAAGCACGTCACGCTGATGGTGCGCGTGTCGGCGCCCTACCTGCCAGGGTCGCTGACCAGCACGCAGCCTTGGATCGACGCGGTGCAGCCGAGGAACGCGGACGTGGCGGAGCTCTACCTGGCGCAGGTCATCGCGGACCTCGACGTGGGCATGTTCGCGGGCGCGCCCGCAGGAGCGCTGCGCCGCGTCGTGTCGAGCGGGGCGCTCTTTTACGGGGCCGGCTACGTCGTGCCGCAGCAGGTCGTGCTCGACAGCTCGGAAGACTGGCGCAACCGCTGGGTGCAAGTTGTGTCGGTCGGGCACTACAACGAGCTCGGCGTGGACTTTCCGGTGCCGAGCATCTGGGGGCAGCTCGCGTCGGGCTCGCTCGCCTCGCATGCGCCGCGCCTCTTTTACACGGGACCTGGCGCTGCGCCGGGCAACGACGCGCAGCTGCCCTACCAGCAGCCGCTCGTGCACGCGCTGTTCGGCGACGGCGTATCGGCGCGCGCGCCGACCGACATCTGGCTCTATGCGCGCGACACGGACGGCGCGCTGTGCTGCGAGATGAAGGCCGCCATCAGCCAGAACCAGGCTGCGTCGATGCTCGCGCTGGTGACGGCGAGCGAGCGCGACGACGGCACGAGCGTGGTCAGGCGCGTGCCGGTGCATGCGACGCAGGTGCAGACCATCGACCTCGAGCAGCCCCAGAACTGCGGCGTGTACGCGCAGGGCCAGCAGGGCAACGTGCCGCGCTACCGACTGACAGACCCCGCGCCGCGTGCGCTGCCGACGTGCCCGCCGCTCGGCGCCATCGCGGACGGCGCATCGCCTGTGCGCCCGGTGCGCTGGCTCGTGCGCGAGCGCATCGGCGCAGCCGACGACGCGCTCTACGAGGTGCGGCAGAAGCTCCTCGGACAGCGCAGGCGCCTGTCGTCGCTCCGGTGCTTGGCAGGCGCGTCGACGCCGCTTGACGACTTCAACATGCCGGCGCAGCTGGCGCCGGGGGTCATCGACCAGGCGGACTATCGCGACCGCTTTGTGTGGGTCGAGGGCAGGCTCAGCGCGAGCGACATCACGGTCGCGGCGGCCTCGCCGCTGAGCGACGCGTCGGCGACGCCGTTCTTGGCGCTGCTCTACACGGGACCGAGCACCATCGAGAGCGAGCTCGCGCTGACCTCGCGCGGCACGTACAGCGTCATCATCGCCGACAACGTCTACCTGCAGTTCGAGTTCACGCGCGGCAAGCCTGGGCAGGGTTTCCACTCGCGACTCGTCGTGCAGAACAAGTCCGGCGCCGACGTCTATGTGAACTGCAGCATCGAGGCATCCGGGTTTCTGGGCCTGACCGACCGGCGCGCGGCGGGGCAGCCCGTCTAGCGCGCGCGCCAGGTCGCACGCGAGATACCTGCGCGGGGGCTTGTTATTGGTGCGGCGTGGCTTGTGGGCATGCTCCGGCGCGGAGGAGCACCCGCATGACCACGACTGCGCAGAAGCGGCAGGACTCGTACGGCCCCGACCAAGCGCCCTACGCCGCAGCGTGCATGCGCGGCGCCGTGCGCGGCGAGCTGTATCCCATCACCGTCGCGACAGGCAGCAAGACGTTCGTCGTGCCTGACGCTTGGAAGGGCGCCTTCGTGCGCATCCAGGCCGAGGGCGGCGACGTGTTCTACGCCATCAGCTTCGACGCGACGCTGGCTGTCGTCGACAAGGCGGCGCTCGCGACCGTGGCGGGCGACCCGGCCGTGCTCACGCCTGCCGTCAACGGCGCAGGGCGCATCGCCAAGGACCAGTGGCAGGACATTCCGTTTCCGCCGAACGCGACCACGTTCGCGCTCGCGGGCAGCGTGGCCGGCGTCGCGCGCTGTCACCTCGCGGAGAGTTGAGCGTGAGCATGCAGCGCACTCGCACGCGCGCACGCTACCGGCGCATCCCGGAGCTCGCGCGGCGCACGCCTGGCGGACGCAGCGGCGGCACGGGTGGTGGCGGCGGGTCGAGCGGCGGCGGCGACGACGTGGGGATGGTCGCGCTGGGCAACTTCACGGCGGGCAGCTACCTCGTGACGGCACCGGGCGGTGGCGAGGCGGGGGTGGGGACGGGTTTTGGGATCGTGACGGTGTATCGGTTTCGTCAGATGCCGACAGCTGGCTCTGTATCTGTCTGCCGTCTCGGGGCAGGCAATGTCGGGTATCAGCATTTCTTGCCGGCTACGGGGGTCCTCAACGCGCACTTCGGCATGGGTACTGGCATTGCCGGCGCAACGTACCCACTCGTTGCGTCCGATACTGGACGAGTTCACGTTGCGGTGTCGCGCACGCCACCGATTCCCAGCACCGTTGAGCTCATTGTTGACGGGGTGCAGCAGCTGACCGGCTTTGGGATTACAGCCTATGTCCC